ATCATGTACTGCTGCATTTGTCAAGCGTTTTGTTACTTCATCTTGAAATTCTTCTAGGCAACCTAGATAATCTGCTTGTAATTCCAAAGGTATCATTCCTCCTGTAGTAAGTTTATCTGCTACACTCTCATTATGTATATAACCATTTAAGTCTTCTGTAAGTGACACCATATTAACCTTCCTTTCTTCTTGGTTTTCTTCCTCTAGCTTGATCTAAAAGATCTTGTACATCTGGGGTATTCTTGTAACGACTTACAGCAACTTCAGATATTAATCTATCTAGATACCATTTAGCTTTTTGCAAGTCTTCTTCAGGCTTACCTTTGTAATTAAAACGCCAAAGGTATTTCATTATATTTCCTTTTAAATAATCTTTAAAGTTATCTCCTGTAGTTGCTTTAATTGCATCAATACACTCTACACCATGTTGATTATAGTGTGGAGGATGATTAACCATATCTTTCATATTATCTCCTAGTGTTTCGTTGGTGGTAGTTTAGTATTTAAATAAATAACATTACCTTTTACTTCTATTTCACTAGGTTCTACAGCTTCTTCTACTGCATGACCTATTATGTCTTGAACCATTTCCATTACAGCAGAACCGATGTCCTTTATCATTTCATGCTCTGTACTGTCTTTAACGCTTGGTGATGCAAAATCACCACAAGTTATTTGTATTTCTACACCATCATGAGTAACTAATATCATAAGACTGCAATCAGGTATATTAGCTATATGATTTATTTTTTGCTTATCTGACATGACATCTCCAAAAAGTCTTTAGCGTAAACAAGTGCTAGTGGTTCTTTGCGATTAGCTTTGATGATCACTAACGGTTTAGTATTCTTTGTAACATGACTTTCAGCCTGAGACATAATATCATATACAGCAAACTTTGCTCTAGACTTACACTCGACAGCCCAAGGCCATTTCTTTCTGGCTAATGGGGATAAACTAATATCAGGGCCATTTACACCCATTGGAGTAGACTTGACATCGTCATCTTCTACACCTTTTAGTTTAGATAGTAGTATATCCCTTACCCATTGTTGTAATAACCTTCCTTTATTTTTAGCTGACGCTGGTTTCATATCTATTAGCCATTTGTGTATAGTACTCATAGTTACCTGCTTTAGATACAGGGTTCTTAACGTATCTTAAACCCTTCCAACATGAAAACTTATAGTCACAAAACGTACATGGCATCTGTAGTTTACGATTACCAGTAGATTTCTTATAATAAGTTTCCAAAGTATCGTCATAAAGCCTCTCAAAATGAGACTCTTCGGTAGTTTTAGAGATCTGTAGTGCTTTTTGTTCAATTAAATCAATGTAGTGGTCTTGATCTTCAGGATCAGCCTCAATTACTTTCATCTGACCTGTACCCTTATTAACTACGATCCAACCTCCTGCTTTTACACCTTCTGCTTTAGCATAACCAAACAACTGACAACAATAACCGAAGTCATCCTGTCTTTTTAGCTGTTCGTAGGAAGCAAATCGTTTGTCATAAGACCATGAACTTGCACTCTTAATATCCCATACACTCTTATCCTCTAATTGTATAACTAAGTCCAATTCACCATACATATCACCAGACTTAGTTGGAAGTTTAACTTTCTTGTTCATATCAGTAATCTTTATACCTGCTGATAACAATAAAGCAACAGCTAGAACTTCAGTCATATCACCATAAGCCATCATGATCTTGAAGTGATCTGGCTTTGGTGCTTCCTTCCAACCAAGTTTAGATGCCTGTAGCTGACACATAGGTTTACCAATCTGAGACATAGATGGTAAACCATTACTACTACCTAGTTTCTTGTAGTTAAACCTAGATAACTTCTCATTGAACATCTGACTAGCTTCATAGATGATACTACGAGGAATCTCTGGGTTTCCTGCAAGAAACAGATCTAGTTTTGATTGAAGATCAGTCATTGCTAGGAGTTACATCAATAAATTCAGAACCAACACTAGAACTGCCTACGTTTTCTCTCATTCGTTCCGTTACAGAATCATTCTCCTTTTTGATGACTTGTTGAAATACTGCTAGAGTATCCTTGTCATCCTGATCAATGTCAATCTTAGCATCTAGCAAGGGCTTATACTTTAGAACAAACCACTGATTAGATCCTCGCTTCTCAACACCATAAGAGAGTTCTAGATTGTAGTTGAAGTGTTGCCTATTCTGTTTAGCAAGTTCCCCTACAACTTTACCAATCTCGTAGAAATTAGATGGGCCAAGACGCATACGAAATGGTATAGGATCAAACTCAACTGGGTCAGAACCTGCCTTGACTGCATCAGTCATGGTCATCATACCAAACAAATGTCTATACAATTTAACCTTACTGGCTCTTGCATAGGCAACTGGATCTTCTGCCTTTAACTTCTCACGTTGCTTGGAAGGTATCCAACCACACTTGTTACCACCTTGCCAATCCAACGCCTTGTCACCAAACCTGACAAAGTGCTGAGACATATTAGTATACTCTTCCTCATCACTATCGAATACAGAAGTCTGCATAGTAGTAGCAAACACTCGTACCGATACGTTCTTACCGAACACTGTACTGTGATCAGGATGCTCCAACTTAATTGATGGAACAGGTACACTAGCCATATCATCTCCAAAGAATGCATCCCTATTTATAGATGCTCTTGGAATTACTGGCCCTGTATCTTCTGGAACAACAAACAAATCTGTTGATTCCGTAAAGTCTAATTCAACTAACGACATACTATTCTCCTTTCAAAGTAGACTGATTGTATAACACATACTTTCGTAATTGTCAAGCACAATCTTGCTGTTCCATCCAGTTTTTTCCTATAGACATTTCAACTTCTAAAGGAATAAATTTATCTAAACCAAATCTTTTCTCAGCTTCATCTTGTGCTTTGACTAAACATATACTGGCAACCTGTTTAACTTCTTCAATCTCATCAGGATGACAATCTACTACAACAGAATCGTGTACTGTATTGATAACTAAGCTATTTAAATTACGTTCTCTTAGTTGTTTGTGTAACATAATTACGCCAAGAGGAACTATATCAGCAGTAGCTACAGATTGAACAGGATAATTGACTATCTGTGTCTTAACAGATGCTTTCCCCTGCTTAGTACGATATACATTAGGGAACTTAAACTGCCTACCTGTAGCAGTAGTAATAGTTTCATTTTGTATAGCTTCATCCTGAAGTCTTTCATGCCAGTTGAATACTCCTGAGTATTTTCCAAAGAACTCTTGAAAGTATACCCTTTGTGCGAATGTACCCTGCGTTCCTCCGTAAAGAGGTCTGAACGTAGATGCCTTGGCAGCTCCTCTATCTGTTGGTTCACCGTTTTCAGTGAGTACTTTTGCCGTGTAAGAATGGACATCGAACCCCTCCTCTACTTCCTTTTTAATTGTCTCATCCTTGGCTAGGATACCTGCTACCCTAAACTCTAGCTGAGAATAATCTACCTCAAGCAACTGTCCATCCTTAAATCTACTCACAAACGCTTTTCTAACAGGAAACAACTTTCCTTTGGGCATATTCTGTAAATTAGGGTTACTACTACTCAATCTACCTGTAGCAGTAGTACACTGATTAAAGTTAGCATGAAGTATATTATCTGTACTATTAACCATGTTCTTGAATATTCCTTCTATGAAAGAACTTCTGTATGTATCAATAGCAGATAATCTTATTAAAGAGTTCAGAAACTTCTTGACTTCTTGATTGCTCTGTCCTCTCTCTAGTTCTACGAGTGTATGTTTGTCTGTCTTAAATCCTCCTGCCGATGCTAGAGCAAGTGTAGGATTAACCTTTAGTCCTGCTATATCTCCTAGCTCTTTGTAGATAAAGCCAGTACCTTCACAATGCACACACTTAGTTGTATTCTTATATGGTGTACCATCCTTCTTATATTTCTGTATGGTTCCCTTTCCATTACAAAACAAACAGCGTTTAGCTTGGGTCTTAAACGTGGGAACAAAACATTCATCAATACATCTAACGAAACCTGACTCCATCATCTTAGGTCTACGCTTTGGTTTACCTCTAGCATCTACCCCAATGTTCATGACATCACGCCAAGTCTTTTTGTCCTTTAACTTGTATGAATAAATAACCTGAGACAATTGTTCTGGTGAACTAAGATTGATTGGTGTGTCACCTACCAGTTTTTTAACTGTACTATTAAGATACTCAGTCAACTCTGCTTGTTCTACTTGGTAATCATGATCAACCTTATGCATCTCAGCAGTATCGATAGCCATACCTGCTCGTTCTATATCAGTAAGAACATCACAGAACTCACACATAAGATCTCGTATCGGTATCAAAGACTTGTTAGAGTTCTTCTTGAACAGTGCTTCTTGCCTTTCAAATACTTCAGCAGTGGCTACAATATCATAGTAAAGATAAGTAGTTTGATCTTCTTTAGACATATCACTGTAGTTCAAACCTTGCTTGAATGCGTCGGCAAGTGAGTCATCTTTACGAGTAACATCGTACTTCTCTGCTAATGCTTTCAAACTTAGTTTATCTCTTATACCTTTGTTGAGTATATACTCGTTAATCATAGTATCAATAATCTTTGATCGACAGTCTATACCTACCTCACGCAACCAAGCTACATCAAACTTAGCATTGTGGGCAACTACATAGGTAGCATCTTTAAGTACACCCTTAAAAGTAGCCCAGTCAGTTGAGGATGCATCAGCAGTTCTAACTATGTAAACAGTTTCTTCATCATCCTCATACATCAAAGATCCATCTAACCTTCTAGTAGTATAACCAATAGCAGCTAACGTATTCTCTTTGTTATATGGAGAGGGATCTTTACGATCTCCCCCTAAGTCAACCTCCAAGTCTACAATTATTGCATAATCTTCCATCTTATTCTCCTCAAATCCAAACATCATTAATTACATCATTAAAATCTAGACCATCTTTTAATTTTTTAATAGCATAATCTTTATAGTAATATCCAGTAGGACTTACACCCCAATCATAATGATTTGTAGGTACACCTCCTAAATTATATATATCTAGTCTTTTTTCAGCAGTTTTTTTTGTCATTGCTTTTGTACAAGCGACTTCCCACTGACCATATCCATCCCAAGGTTTTCCTACAATTACATATTTATCTTTCATATTATTCTCCTGCAAATAGCATTATTAAAACTGTAACGAAACATATTCCTATTATGTATGCGTGACTAAGTAATTCCATCTAGTATCCTCACTTATAAAATATGTGATCACCAATTTGTCTCACTCTTATCTTGTACTTTGACCACCAAGGTTTTACTTTTACACTATGGTAGTATATAGATCCTTTTACCACATCTTTCAGTCCATGTAAAGTCTTTTCTGCAACATCTACTGAATTTAAATACGCAATCATATCTTTAGGTCTGTCACTCAATCCGTCACAGTACCAACTGAATTGGCATCTATGTTTAATAGGATAATTAATAGACCATGAATACGTTGGGCCTTGCATTACCACTTCACAGATACTGTTAGGATATTTATTACTCTTTACTCTTTCCATTACTACTTGAGCTACAGCTACCTGACCTTCTATCGGTTGATCTCTAGCTTCATGATATATATTAAGTGCTAAACAAGCTAATCCTTCAAGCATATTATACCTCCTAGGTAATGTATCCCCCCGAAGGGGAATACTTCAATATCATATAATAATCAGTTTGTCAAGTTCTTTTTTATATTCCTCCATATTTTCTTGAAAAGGGTTTAGCTTCCAGCAATCACAATCAAGACAGGTAATGTCAGGATCGGGGTGAAGACAACTCTTCATATCATTGAAGGTAGCATGAGGATATCCAGTACTAATCGACATATCTAGATACCTCTGGTTTGATTACAGTAGTGCAAGTACCATGCTTACCACCTAGCTTATTCTTACTGACATAGATATGTCTGAGCCAGTTGTCTGAACCACCTTCCTCAGTCTCTTTACCTATACCTATAATAAGATCTGCTTCAGCAGCTTTACCTACTCTTGCTCCTGCCATCTGAGTGAAGCGTAGCACAGTTCTACCATCTGCTTCAGCATTAGCCTGAGACACACCAATGATTGCACATTGATGCTTCTTAGATAACGTCCTAGCAGTACGATAGATCTCACCCAAACGTATATCATCTCTAGCATGATTACCTCCGACTTGCATCTTGTCTAGCTGATCAATGCCTAGTACATCAGGCTTGTGCTTGGCTAGTAACTGATCTAGTTCCTCCATCGAGGATACCTCATCAGTATTCAAGAACACACACTGACTAGAATATACATCCCATTGATTGTGTGCAGTAATAGTATCATTAGCAATCTCTTTGTCAGTCATGCCAGTGAACGAACTAACTGCTCTCAGTGCAGTACGCTCGACAGGCTCCTCATTACCTAGTATCATTACCTTTGCACCTTGGTTCAAGAAACCATCTGGCCCAAACAATGTAGATATCAGGAATGCAGTCTTGCCAGTTTCGACAAGAGCAAAGACAGCAGAGAAGGTCGAGGGTCCGATACCTGCACAGATTTCCCTGAGTCCTTTGAGGTTCCATTTGTACTTGGATACATCTTTAGTAGAGTGCAATAAAGATGCGACATCATGTTTAATCTCCTGTATAGTTTCTTTAGGCATAAAGTTTTGTTCGTACTTACCCAGTAATTCATTGACCTTGGTCAGGTCATTCACCTTGTTGTCCATCATCTTGATACCAAGATCAGCTAACTGTCTACCAAAGTAAACTTTAAACTGATCTCTGAGAACATCTTCTGCAACATCCTCACCAATATCATTAGACAATGTTCTGGTCAGCATCATCATAGCTTGTTTCTGGCTACTTGTCATAGTCCTAAACTCACTGAACAATACCTGTTCTACCTCGGCAGGAGTCAAGTCACGCCCATATCTTGCATGACCTAACTCAATGCTACGCCAGATCTTCTTGGCTTCATTCTCAAAGAAGTCCATTGCGATCAAGTGTCTGTTCTTCTCATAGAAATTATGAGATAGAAATAGTCCTAATAAATCATTAGACATATTCGTTTGTATCCTTTCTTTGTGCAACACATATTGTATCGTTATGCGCTCCACCATGAGTTACCAATAGTATTTCTTTGTAGTCACCAAACTTCTTACCAACTCCCATAGAGTTCCATCCAAAGGATAGCACAATACCATCAGGTTTGACAAGAGGTCTTATACGATCTTTTATTTTAGTATAGAAACTACTCTGTGTATCTTGTTGTGTAGTCTTTATACCAGTATGATTATAACACTCACTGATCTGTCTTGGACTGTATGGTGGATCATACAACACAACATCAGCTTGTACTTCTTTATCTAATAACATATCCAGAAACGCATCAGCTTTCATATGGAAAGTTGCTTCAGTATCAGGATTGAGATCATTTGTAATTGTACCATACTTACTATTTCTAGCAAATGGATCTATAACAACTGGATTATCTCTGTCTTGAGCAGAGTATGCTACACCAATCCAATGCTCCACAAACTCTTTAACAGGTTTCATACTGAATGTATCTTTGTTGGGCATAGAAAAAGCTCTATTGTATGTAGTCATTATAATACTCCTTCTGGTTTCTCTTTAGGGTCAACGTCAAGTAATCTTACCTCACATTTAGTAAATTGTCCAATTCTATTTTTCATTTGTATTGCCTTGGCAGATGCATCTCTATCCAGACATACTACAACATAGGGATAGTTTACCACAATGTCAAGTATTAAATCAGATAAATTTGTACCTAGCAATGCAAGTCCAGTACCATATTGTGATACAGCTACGGCAGATGCACAGTCTTCAACGACATAACAAGTCTCACTATTACCACAAATAAAAGGTAAACCTG